ACAACTGTTGCCGCCTGGGCTAGAACCGTGGGCATCTCGCGCCAGTCCGCGCACGAGGCGGTGACCAGGTGCGGCATTCCTGTCACCGATGGAAAGGTGGACCCGGATTACGCAACCCTCCTCTACCAGAAACACACCCGCCCGCGCGCGAACGCCCAGCGACCTGCCCCCATGGCAAATGAGGCGCCTGCCAGCACCCCGGCGGGTGCGGGAGGTGCGGAGACTGAAGCGAAGCCGGCGAAGGTCCCCGGCTACGATACGAGCCGCGCACGCCGGGAGGCAGCGGAGGCCACGGCTGCGGAGATCAAGCTGGCCGAGATGTCCGGGCAGTTCCTGCTCAAGGCCGACGTCGACGCTGCTGCATTCGAAGCGGCGCGCGCGCTGCGCGATGGGCTGATGAACTGCGCCCGCCGTATCGCTGCCGACGTGGCGCCGTTGCGTACCGCCGAGGAGTGCGAGGACGTGATCGAGCGCGAGATGCGCGCCCTGCTGGAAAGCATGGCCCACGCGTTCAGTGAACGCCTGGATGTGCAGCTGGAGGATCACGCCGGATGATTGGCCTGACGCCAGCAGCAACCATCCTGCGCCCGTCGATCGCGCGCGGGCTGCTGCCAGACCCGAACATGACGGTCGATGCCTGGGCCGACCAGCATATGATCATCCCGAAAGAGTCGGGAGCGAACGAGTCGGGCAAGTACCGCACAGAGCGCACCCCGCATGCGCGCGAGGTGATGCGCGCGCTGTCGGACAACCACCCATGCAAGGTGGTCGCGCTGATGGGTGCGTCGCAGATGCTCAAGACGCAGGTTGGCTTGAACTGGTTCTGTTGCTCGGTGCACCAGTCGCCGGCGAACTTCCTGTGGATTCTGCCGACGGGCAAGCTGGCCAAGCGTACCAGCGCCCGGGTCAGCAAGACCATCGCCGCGGTGCAGCCGGTGCGCGAGCGTGTCGCTGCGCCGCGCGCGCGCGACTCGGTCAACACGCTCGACACCAAGGAATATATCGGAGGCTCGCTGCACATCGTGACGGCCGGCGCTGCCGCCAACCTGTCCGAGATCCCGGCGCGGCGCGTGCTGTTCGATGAGGTTGATCGGGCGGACAACAACGTCAATGGCGAGGGTGATCCCGTCGCCTTGGCGAAGGCGCGCCAGACCACGTTCGAGCGCAACCGCAAGAGCTACTTCCCCAGCTCCCCGACGGTAACAGGGCGCTCGATCATCGAAGGCCTGTTCATTCGGGGGACCCAGCGCGAGGCGCTGGCCGATTGCGTGCATTGCGGCCACGCGCAGCCAATGGTCTTCGAGCGGCTCCAGGAGGATGATGCCGGCGAGGCCATCTACCCGTGCTGTGAATGCGGTGCGTTCATGCGGGAGACTGACAAGGGCCGTATGTACGCACGTGGCGCCTGGTCGGATGGCGTGCCTGGTGATGGCGAGACCGAGAGCTTCGTCATCAGCGGCATGTTCGCGCCATACGGCTGGGTACCATGGAAGACGCTGCTGCTCGAGTACCGCGCGGCTCGCGCCCGGCTCGACGAGGGCAGCGATGAACTGATGATCACGTTCTACAACACCCGCCTGGCACGCTGCTGGGAGCGCAAGAAAGAACAGACCAAGGCATCCGAACTGAAAGCGCGGGCGGGTGGCTACAAGCTCGGCACAGTGCCGATGGCAGGCCTGCTGCTGACTGGCGCTGTCGACACCCAGAACGACCGCCTCGAGCTGAAGGTGGTGGCCTGGGGTGAGGGCATGGAAGACTGGATCGTCGACTACCAAGTGGTGTGGGGATCGCCGACCGAGCAGGCCACGTGGGACAAGCTCGACGTGCTGCTCAAGGGGAAGTACCGGCACGCGGGAGGGCGCGAGATCGGCGTCGCAGCGGTGTTCATTGATTCGGGTGGCGCCCACACCAACGAGGTGTACAACTTCACGCGCACCCGCCAGCACCGTCACATCTATGCGGTCAAGGGCGCGTCCACCTCGAACAAGCCGATCCTGGCCGTCAAGCCCACCCTCGTCGACGTGAACTGGATGGGCAAGGTTATGCCGCACGGCGCCAAGATGTGGCTGATCGGCACCGACACCGCGAAAGACTACCTCGCAAGCCGCTACCACCTGGCCGATGGTCCAGGCGCGACGCACTTCCCCGAAGGGCTGCAGGACGAGTACTACGACCAGCTGACGGCCGAATACAGCGTCACGGTCTGGAAGCGTGGCCGCAAGGTGCGCGTCTGGGAGAAGAAAAAGAACGACCGCAACGAGGCCGGCGACTTGATGGTCTACAACCTCGCAGCCGCGCACTACCTGGGGCTGCACAAGAAAACCGCCAGCCAGTGGCAGCTTGTGCGCGAGAAGGTCGTCCCGGTCACACCTGACCTATTCAGCGAGTCGCTGCAAGACGAAGAACCTGCAGCAGAAGATGCGGGCACCACCACGATTGCACCTGTACCAACCGCAGCACCACTACAAACACAAGAGCCATGGAAACCGAAACCGCAATCGATCCCAGCACCCCAGCCGCGCCGGCCAATAGGGAGGCCGTGGTGATCACGACGATACTTGACGACCCCGACCTGATCGACAAGATCTTCGAGTTCATCGCAATCGAGTTTCCAGAGATGACCGGGCGCGCAGCAGAACTTAAGCAGATGGCGCGGCGGGAGTTCGCTGGCATCGAGACCTATATCCCGCGCCGGCCGAAGGGTGAGCGCGATCGGATCGTACAAGAGGTCATGCGGCTGTTCGACGGACGCAACGCCACCGAGGTCGCGCGCCGCCTCGACATCAGCCGGGCGTCGGTGTACAGGATCATCAAGACCCCGGGCGGCAAGAAATAATCTCAGTTTTCCGAGAAATGAGACAGCCAGGCCGCTACCGTTAACGTATGGCTATCTCACAAAACGACCTCGACGCGCTGGACGCCGCGATCGCCTCCGGCGCCAAGTCGGTGGTGTTCGACGGCCGCAGCATCGTCTACCAAAGCACGGCAGAAATGATCGCCGCGCGCGACCACGCGGCACGCGTCCTCAATGGCAGTCTGCAGAACCGCGGACCGCGCGTGTTCCGATTCGGCTTCACCACGCACAGGGGCGATTGATGCGCAACATCATCGACCGCCTGATCGGTTATGTGAACCCGCATGCCGGCATTGCCCGGCACTTCGCCCGACGCCAGCTGCAGCGCGCGTACGAGGCGGCCAGCCCACGCGACACGTGGCGCCCAAGGCGTGCCGGTGCGAGCGCCAATGCCGACCACCAGGCCGACGCCCGTACGCTGCGGGTCAAGGCGCGAGCCCTGGTGCAGAACGTCCCATACATCTGGGCCGGCATGGACGGCCTGGTCGCGGCCACAGTAGGAGAGGGGATCATCCCGCGCCCGACCGGGCCCGAGAAGGACCGGCTCAGCAAGCTGCTGAAAGATTGGATCAAGGTATGTGACGCTGACGGCCGGTTCGATTTCTTCGGCATGACCAAGGCGGCTTACTGGGCCATGGAGCAGGACGGCGAGGTGCTGGTGCGCAAACGCACGCGGCGGGCGTCGGACGGCCTGCCGGTGCCGCTCCAGCTCCAACTGCTGGAGATCGACTGGCTCGACAGTGCACGCACGGGAACGTTCAACGGTAACCAGATCGTCAACGGGATCGAGTACGACATGCTCGGCGCCGTCGCTGCCTACTACCTGTGGGATCAGCACCCGGGCGAAATCGCCGTCGCCCGCGGGCGCTCACAGAGCCAGCGCGTGCCGGCGAACCAGATCATCCACCTGTTCAATCCTTCCCGGCCAGGGCAAGGGCGCGGCTTCTCCCGCCTGTCGCCCGTGATCCCGCGCGTCCGCGACCTGCAGCTGTATGAAGATGCCGAGCTGGCGCGCAAGAACTTGGAAAGCCGCCTGTCTGTCCTGGCCAGCGGCGACATGAACTCGATGGATAATCCAGCGGCCATGGGCGGTGGCGCCGAGCAGCAGGATGGCGGCGTGCGGGACCTGGGCGAGCTGGGCGGCGGGGCGATCTTCGGCATGCCGAATGGGATGAGCTTCACCGTTGTCGAACCGAAGGCAGCGCCGGGCTACGTCGAATATGTCAAATTCGCATTGCACCTGATCGCATCCGGCATGGGTGTCCCGTACCACCTGCTAACTGGCGACATGAGCGCGGTGAACTTCAGCAGCGCCCGCGTACGCATCCTGGACTTCCGGCGCGCTGTTAGCCAGATGCAGTGGCTGACCCTGATCCCCAAGCTGCTGGTGCCGATCTACGACGCGTTCGTCGAGCACGCGTACCTGGCTGGCCTGATCAGGACGCCAGACAAGGCGGTCGACTTCAGCCCGCCAAAATGGGATTACGTGAACCCAAAGCAGGACGTGGAAGCCGACCTGGCCGAGATCGGCGGCGGGCTGTCTAGCTTCAGCGAAAAACTCCGGCAGCGGGGGTATGACCCTGATGTCGTGTTCGCCGAACTCAAGGGCGACATCGACAAGCTGAAAGAGATGGGCATCCTCGACACGTTGCTATTTATGCAGCGGGGGAATCTGCCAACGCCGGAAAAAGGTAAGGACGATGACACGGCGCAGCCCGCGTGAGTCTGGAAAACGTCGCTGTAGATCTACGCCACTCAACTCAATTTAGGACAGCCATATATGGCAAATTTAGTAAAAGTACCATCGTTCGCCAAGGCGGTGCTGCGCGGCGCGCATAACTTCGAGACGCATGCCTTCAAGGCTGCGCTGACGAATGTCGCACCAGCGTCGACCGCTGCCGTGCTGGCCGACATCACCCAGATCACCGGTGGCGCATACCCGGCTGGCGGCTATGTGCTGGATGGCGTCACCCTGACCGATGCCGCTGGCGTGGCCAAGGTGGCGATTGCCGACGAGGTCATTACCGCCACCGGTGGCACGGTGGGCGCGCTGCGCTATGCCGTGGTCTACAACGACACCGCCGCCGGCAAGCCGCTGGTCGGCTACGTCGATTACGGCTCAAGCATCACCCTGGCCGATGGCGAAACCCTGACGCTCGACTTCGACGCCGATACCGGTGTCCTGACGCTGACCTGACCATGACCCCTGAACAACAAGCAGCGCTGCGCCAGGCAGCGCACTCCCGGCCGGACTGCGCCGAGGCGTTGGCCGCGCGCGACTGCCAGGCGCTGGCCCAGCTGCTGTCGGCGGGCCGGACCTGTGGCAATGACCGCGAGGTCGGCTACGGCACGATCATCGATGTGGTCGGGATTATCGCGGGCAACCAGTTGATCGATTTCATCCAGGCCCAGCCGGATATGCGCCACGTGCGCCCGCTGCTCGAGCAGGGGCGGTTGCGCATCGGCTCGCAACTGGTGCAGGTCTCCCTGCAGGCATTCGTCGGCGCTGGAGCAGTTACCCAGGCGAACGCCGACGCGCTGTGCGCACTCGGCCTGCAGCCTGACCCGCTGACCGCCCAGCAGGTAGGTGATGCGTTGTTTCACCCAGACGGAAGCGAGAAAGAATAATGGCGATCACGAAACAGGCGGTCGCCATCCTGGCGCCGACAAATGTCCCGGCCGGCACCGCAGCGTCGACTCCGATCGCGGGCGCCGCCGTCGACGTTCGCACCTTCGCTGGTGGCGAGTGGGCGTACAAGATCACCAACGGCGCCAGCGCACCGACTGTCGCAGCTACCCTGGTGCTGCAAACCTCGCACGATGGCGCCAAGTGGTACGACTACTTCACGATCGGCGGCGCTTCTGGCGCGAGCGGCGTGTCGAGCGGCTCGGTCAAGATGAGCGAAGGCGTGATGTATGCTCGCGCGATCGCTTACGGAAACGCGACGAATGCGGTAACGGTCGAATCGTACCTGCAAGCTCGGGTGGGCTGATATGCCCGGGATGCGCCATCAGCCGCAGGGGCTTTTGCGGATTAATCGAGAAAACCCGATATCTTGGGGGCTTCGGGTCGCGCTTCATCCGCAACGGCCTGCCGTCAATCTGGTGGACGGCACATCGACATTTGTAGACGCTTACGGAACCGGCAGTTCGTGGCTTCCAATCATCAATCGGAACGGGCGGGCGCTGGCAAACAACAGCAGCCCGAACTACCGCATTAATGGTCCGGCTGTCGCCAGCGCTACTGGATATTCAACGGCGATCATTGTCATTCCTCGCACTCTGATTGCATCTAATGCAAGGGTACTGGAGTGCGTGACGGCTCAAGGATGGAATGCAGGCGGCGTTTACGTGGGCGACGGATCGCGCCCTCGTTTTTGCATGCGAGTGAACACAGGCATTGGCGTGCAGCATGTAGCCGCGCCAACGGACTATGCGGTAGGTGAGTCTTATTGCGTCGTCAGCGTTACTGAGGCAGGAAAACAACGACTGGCAATTAATGGTGTAGTGGTCGCGGAGGCGGATTTTACGCCTGGGAATTTCGACCAGCCGCACGATATCATTCTTGGTTCCCCTTCGGCGACAAGGGGAGCCGTGGAAGTTGGCGTGGTCTTTGCCTGGGACCGCGCGCTGTCAGCCGATGAGGCGGCGGCAGTTTCAGCGAATCCGTGGAATTTGTTTGCTGAGGACGACGACGACTGGCTCCCAAGCCTCGGCGCCGGATATTCATTGAGCGTTGGGCGCGCGGCCTTGGGAGTGTCGGGCGGCCAGGTCGGCATGCGGGTTTCGCGCCGACTGCGCGCGGCACCGGCTGCGCTGGCGGTGACCGCCGGCCCGGTCGCGACGCGCGCAGCGCGGCGCTTGCGGGTTGATCCTGCAGCACTCGCCGTGCTCGCCGGACCGACCCGCATGCTGGTCTCGCGGCGCTTCGGCGTTCAGCCGGCGGTGCTGGCCGTGGCCGGGAAGGGCGTCACGCTGCGCGCTGGTCGGCGGCTGCCGGTTGCTTCAGCGTCCCTGGTGCTGGCCGGCGGTCAGGTGGGCATGCAGTACAACCCATCAATGAAGCCAGGCGAGTACACGCTGCCGGTCTCCGCTGCAGCGATGACGCTGGGCGGCGGAAGCGTCGGCATGCGCGTGTCGCGCCGGCTGCATGTCGCGCCTTCCTCGCTGGTCGTTGTCGGCGGTGACGTCCTGTTCAGGGTGGGCCGTAATCCAGGTGTGATTGATGTGTGGAGTATCTCGCCCGCGCGAATCGTGAAGTTTGAAAGTAGCGGTAGCCGCTTAGTCATATTCGAGGGCAGCGGCAGCCGAGTGGTCGTGTTCGAAGGTAGTGGGAAACGAGAGAGGTTCAACGAAATGAGTGCGAAAGTTCCAATCAAGGTCGGTGAAAAATGGACGGTGGATCTCGACCGCGATGAGATCAGCTACCACGCGGCTGACATTACGGCCGAGCTCGCCGACCGTAACACCACTGCGGACGCAGATGCAGTCACAGTTCTTCTGTATGGGGTGGAACTGTTGGAGGGTCCCGTCATCCAAGTCGCCATGATAGATGGAGTCGAGCGGACGTTCGTGGTCGTAAAGCTTGGTGGGCTCGGAGAAGATCCCCCGGCCGACTGGCGTTGGGTTGCGCGAGTTCCCTGCATGAACGGCGAGCGGTTCGACAAATCGACTTGGTTTAATGAGGTGGACCCCTGATGATCAAGATTGCAGATAACCCAATCGTGCGCGACCAGGTTGCCACGGTCGCGCAAGGCCATGGTGACCCGAAAACTGCTGGCACTCCAGGCGAGGCTCAGCCGCGTCCGCCAGCCTATCCGGCCAAGCAGCTCGTGCTTGAGAACGGCCGATACCACGTGGCGAACAGCGATAAATAGCACGGCCCGAAAATTGTCTCAGTTTTCCGAGAATTGAGACAGTGCAATACGTAGAGTGGGCTTCATGACGACGCCCACCACTAATCCGCAAACTCGATCGGCTACCGATCCGCGCAACATGCCCTCGCTATCGCGCGAGGCGCAGCTGGTGCCGACCACCTACAACGAAGCCGACAACACCGTTGAGGTGGTGTGGACGACGGGTTCGCGTGTTCGTCGCTACGACTGGTGGACGGACAAGCCGTACGAAGAAGAGCTGGCGGTCACGCCGGAAGCCGTTGACATGGCGCGCTTCGAGGCCGGTACCGTCCAGGTCATCGACAACCATCGTATGCACGGTGGCGTCCAGTCGATCATCGGCATCGCCCTGAACGGGACTATCGCCAACGGGGAAGGGCGCGCCACGCTGCGCCTGTCTACCCGTGCTGAGATGGCCGGCATCGTCGCCGACATCAAGGCCGGCATCATCCGCTCCATCTCGTTCGGCTACAACATCACGACCTTCGAGATCACCCGCGCAATCGACCGAACCGACGGCGTGAATATGGACCTGTACCGCGCAGTGCGCTGGCAGCCGTTCGAAATCAGTTTCGTCACCGTCCCGGCTGATGCCGAAGCCAGCACGCGCAGCGCGCCGGCCAACGGCATGCCGTGCGAATTCATCACCCGGGCGCCCGCCCAAATCGCTCCATCCAACCAGGAAGACAACATGACCATTGCTACCCAGTCGGGCGCCCAGAATCCTGCGCCTGCACCTGCCTCCCGTTCGGCGGCCGACCCTGCTCCAGCGCCGGCACCAGCGGCAGCACCAGCCGCCGCTCCTGCAAACGACGACGCGGCCACCCGCGCCGCCCAAGAGGCGAACACTCGCGCCGCCGACATCACCGACCTCTGCGGCCGCCACGGCGTGAGCAACCTGGCCGCCGGCCTGATCCGCAGCGGCAACTCGGTTGACCAGGCACGCGCCGCCGTGCTTGACCAGCTGGAGCGCAACTCGTCAGCTGGCGGTGGTCACCAGAACGTCCGGGTCCAGCTGGTCGGCGACGAACACGCGACCCGCATGGCCGGCATGGAGGAAGCAATCATGCACCGCGTGTACTCCCGCGCGCAGCTGACCGACAACGGTCGTCAGTACCGTGGCATGGGCCTGCTGGAGATCGGCCGCGAATTCCTCGAATCGGCTGGCGTCAACACGCGTGGCATGGACCGTATGCGCCTGGCGCAACAGATCCTGCACTTCCGCTCGGGTATGCATGGCACCAGCGACTTCGCCAACCTGTTCGCCAACGTCGCCAATAAGCGTATGCGCGCAGGCTACGAAGAAAACATGGGCACTTACACCCAGTGGGCTCGCCGCGCACCGAATGCTCCCGACTTCAAGAATATCAATGTCGTCCAGCTGTCGGCCGCGCCGAACCTGCTCCAGACCAATGAGCATGGCGAGTTCACGTACGGCACCATGAAGGACGGCGGTGACAGCTACAAGCTGGTGACCTTCGGCCGCATGGTGTCGCTGTCCCGCCAAGCCATTATTAACGACGACCTGCGCGCCTTCGAGCGCCTGGTCACCGCATTCGGCGCGAGCTCCAGCCGCCTGGAAAACCGCTTGGTATACAGCCAGCTGGCCGGCAACCCAATGATGGGCGATGGCAAGGCATTGTTCCATGCAGACCACAAGAATAGCGGCGCTGGTACCGGCTCGGTGCTGGCACTGGCTGGACTGAAAGCGGGTCGCAAGGCGATGCGCCTCCAGAAGGGCCTCCAGGACGAGGAACTGAACCTGGCGCCAAACTTCCTGATCGTCCCAGCTTCGCTGGAGCAGGACGCCTACCAGTTGACCAGCTCAAACTACGTGCCGGCCAAGCAGGGCGATGTGAACGAATTCCGCGTTGGCGGTCGTACTGCGGTCGAGCCGATCGTCGAGCCGATCCTCGACTCGATCAGCGAGGCGGCTTGGTATCTCGCCAGCAGCAACAGCCAGGTCGACACCGTCGAGTACTGCTACCTGGACGGCGCAGAAGGCCCAGTCATCGAGAGCGAAGCCGGCTTCGAAGTCGATGGCGTCACCTGGAAGTGCCGCCTCGACTTCGCCGCTAAAGCGGTCGACCACCGCGGCCTGTACAAGGGAGCTGGCGAGTAAGCCGGCCCGGTCAAAACTATCACGGAAACCACACCATGAAGAACTTCATCCAGCCCGGCAACGTCGTCACGCTACCCGCGCCATACAACCTCACCAGCGGCCAGGGCGTACTGGTTGGCGCCATCTTCGGTGTCGCCACGAACGACGCCCTCCAGTCCACGCCTGTCGAAGCTGTACGCGACGGCATCTTCACTCTGGGCGCCGTCACGGCCGACACCCTCGCCACTGGCGAGAAAGTCTACTGGGACAACACCGCCCGTCGCCTGACCAAGACCGCGACGAACAACGTCCTGGTCGGCGCGGCTGCTGCACCCAAGAGCGGCACCGAGACCAGCGCAGTCGTGCTGCTCGACGGCGTCATCCGCTAAGCCGCTGCCGTGCACTTCGCCAACCTCGAAGCTGTCGCCAACAGCATGGTGCTGAACCACCTGGCGAATGTCCAGGTGGGGATCGGCGGCGCGCTGGTGCCCGGCATCTTCCGCAAGCCGAGCACGACGGACTCGCTCGGCGTTGGCGCGGCCAACACCAGCCCGTCGGTCCAGGTGGCATCCAATGCCGTCATGGCTGACCCAGTGGACAAGCAGATCTCGATCGCGGGCGTGCCATACCTGATCGTTGAGGCGCACCCAGACGGCACAGGCATGACCACCTTGATCGTGGGGTGCACGCAATGAGCACGTCCTTTTCCAAGATCGTTGCTGCTGTTGTCGCCCAGCTGGAGACGCAACCGGCAGTGTGCAAGTCGATCAACAGGGCGCGGACCTATGCCTTCCCTGAGCAGGAAACCGAGGCAGTCAGTGTCCAGTTCGAGCAAGCGCTGCCGCAGCGCGGCACGATCGCAGGCGCGCCGATCGACTGGTCGACCCGGATCACGGTCGAGTGCTACGCGCGCAGCATCCACGAAAGCGGCGACCTCGCTGTGGATCCGCTGCTCGAGCGAGTGGTCGCGCGGTTGGCGGTCAATCCTTCCCTGGGCGGCATTGTGTCCGACCTGGAGTTGATCGGCGTGGAAGCGGAGAACACGGCAGAAGGCAAAAAAACAGGGTGGGTGCGGCTGATCTATACCGCTGACCACCGCACCTACGACGGCAACCTGAACTGAATATGAAAACCGATACCGACCTCGAAAAGAAAACCGTCGCCGCCACACCAGCTCGCGATATCCCTCTGCCACCAGGTGGCGGCTCGTGGCGCTTTGACGACGCGAGCGGCGAGTGGATCGACCTCAACCCGCAGCCGGAACCGGCC